ATCTATATTTCTCCCAGTCTGAGCCGCGCCAGAACTAACAAAAAATTTTGGCTTGACCGACGTTAATGAACGTATATTTCCCGGCGCGCTGACTGGCAATCTGGTAGTAGCCGACCCCGCAACAGTATCGACGCGCCAATAGCCGTAATTCGCGCTATATTCAACAGGGCACTCATGATAGCCCGTTTCGACATTTGCAGCTAGCGCAGTCGATTCAACTATTTGACCAGTCGTACTTCGCATCATCTTTCCGTTCGTTAGCGCAGCTCCTGAATTAGTGCCCCCTTTAGAAATTGGAAGTGTCGTTATTGCAGGTTCTTTTGAATTAAACGTATTCCAATCAGTATTTGATAAATATCCGGATTTAGATGTATTTGCCTGCGTAACTTCAATTGTTGCGCTTCCATTTCCACATAAACGATTATTCAAACCAGTAAAAGTTAAAACCGATGATGTTACCTCAGTTAGATTTCCTTTGCTGAATGCTGGTTCTTTTCCTGACAGCTCTCCGTCTAATGTGTTTAAAGCGTCTTTTGTTGTATCCCCTGTTACACTGCTATCGTTTGTTATCAAAGACGCGGCATAGTCACCTAATGTCGCGACAACAGCGTCCGTTCTGCCAAACACCGAAGCCACGGCAGGAGCTAGCGCGGAATAATTGTAGATGTAATTAAACTTTTGCCCCGCGACTAATGGATACACTGTATTTTTCCACTGCAATGTTGTCCCGACGACAAAATAATTGTCTTTGTTTACTAAATTTCCGTTAAAAAATAAAAATACACCGTCCGCGCTAGATGGGGCTGGTGTCAAGGTAATTTGTTGCGCAAGAGCTTCACCAGGAGTTATTACGATGTCTTCGCGTCTAGTTGTCGAATGACCGGCAATTGCATCGTTTAGGTGCTTTCTGTCGATCAACTGCAAATCATTGTCAAGAGTTGGATGTTCCGTATATGCAGAAACATTGCGCAATTCTAAACTTTCTAACTTACTTTTAGCATTATTTATTTCTGGGATGAAGTCATCAAGTGTATATCCGGGCGTGTAATCTGCCGTATGTTGAACGTCACTAAAAAACACCGGTTCGCTAAAATACGCATTTGATGACATTGAACTGAAAGGATCAAATCCAACATAAATATAATCAACATCAGACGAACGTATTCCTGTTTGTGTTAAAGTAGCACCAAGTTTAACTCCGTCAATTCTATATTCCGTTACGCCGTTTGTTAAATCAAAACACAGTTCGTGCTCATAAATTGTTCCATTAGTCGGTGCCCATGCTCCAATATCAACATTATCAATGATAAAATTGTTAGAAGAATCTTTTATAGCTATTGCTATCTTTCCGCTAGCGTGATGAGCAAATACAATTGTGTCTGTAGAACTGCCGGTTTTTACAATAGCTATCAACGCGCGGTCACCTGCCGGTGCTCCTGAATAATTTGGTTTTATTTTAAATTTAATCGTGCCTTTTTGCGTAAATGGCGCATTTCCCACAGCAGAATACCTGACATATCTAACGTCACTATGCGCCAAATCTAACCATCCATCTCCTGTTACGGCTGCTCCACCATAAGACGTACCGGAAAGCACTCCATGTCCATAAGTTAAATCAATATTGTGTGAGTATGTGGCATAGCAAGTTGCATTTGTTAAAGAGCTTTCAAATGTATATTTTTTTCCCGTTGGTAGACTTATATTGCGCGGATTTTTTGGTTTTAAACTAATATCGTCATCATTCCATTTGCTATCGACAGCAGCACCGATGTTTCCATCCAATTTTCCAATAGCAGATAATAACGTGTCTAAAACAGTAATTGTTCCGGGCGCAGAAGAAAACCCCGTCAATACCTTACCTAACACGGCAGAGTTAGATAATGTCACCGCGCCAGTATTGGAAATAGTTGCCTCGCCGCTCATCGCGACATTTGCCGCAATACCTAAACTATCACCAACAAAAATATGCGCGCTTGCTAATGCTTTGTTCAGTTTGTTTCCGAATTCGCTATCACTGTATGTGCTCTCTACAATCGCCCCGCCTACTGACTTCATCAACTTGTCATTTGCTAGCGGCGTTATTGAATTAGTGCCGCCGTGTTCTATCGTAACAGGGACAGTTAAAGAGAAAGCATTGCCCAACAAAGATAATCCTGTGCTCGCACTATAAACTCCGCTTCCAGTGATGCCAAATTCGATCAAAGTAACTCCATATATGACCGAATCATTATTGCATCGCCACTGTTTATTTCCGTTATCAGTACCCTCTAAAACCCAAAAAGCTCTATCGGCAAGATTTTGTTGTGTTTCATCTCTTGTTGGAGAGCTGAGAGTTACTTTATAAACACCGTTTTCTTTTTTATCTGTTTGCCCAGAAATTATTATTCTGTTTCCGAGTGCTAAAGTAACGCTGTCTATAATATCGCCCGCTTTGAATTGCGTCGTAAGAATTTTTGGTGTAGATGAACAAGCGCGACAAGCAACGCCTGTCTTTGTAGACCCTCCGCCACCGCCCCCTCCAAACATTTCAGAATATTTTTTTCCTGGTGTTCTCATGGTAAAATCTCCGAATCAAATTGCAAACTAATATTCGTTTCAGCCCCTGCGTTTTTAATTTCAAACGCGATTTCTCTTATGTGATGGTCATCTTGCCCGCCGTCTGCGGTATTTAATACGTCGCCCTCAGAAGTTTTCCAAGAACAGCTTCTTACTTCTGTAAGCGCATTTTTAGCCCCTTTATAATATGTCATGACATCAGCACCGCCAAGAGTTCCGCTGATGTCGACTTGCAGCATTCCTTGTGCTCGTATCGGCAAACCCGAAATTGTATCGATTAAAGCGTTCGTTGTTTGGTGTGAAAAAATTGTTGTTGCCATAAAAACTCCTATTAATTTTTAAAATCTATTATACTATATTGAAATGGACATTCTTTAACCTGAACGGATTTATTATCTGTACATATTGCGTCAGATAACGTCCTAAAATTCCATTTGAATCCTTTTTCAACCGGTAAAATAACAAAAGGGGATTTCGGGGTTTGAATTAGTTGTACGTAAGATTCATTGTTTTTGTAAATACAAGTTTTGTAAGAAAAATATCGAGCAGATTGTGCAATGGCGACGCTAAATGTATATTTGCCCGCGTTCATTATCGGCTTAAGCGCGGGAAAATTTACAATCCAAAGAAAGTTTTTTTTATCTTCAATTCGGCACGAATAAGGGGATGTGTCATCGCATACAACGCTATCCGCGCAATACAGATAATCAATTGTTTTAGCGTGCGCAACGTAAGCATATCCAAAAGAAAAACCGACGGCGGCGGCTAATAATAAAATTGTTATTTTTGTGTTTTTTTTCATTTTTTTCTCACTACGACGGATCGTATGGAAGTGTTGCCCAGCCAGTTAAATAATCGTAAGAAATGACGCTTTCTTTCGTTGCTAAAGCCTGAACAGCCTCTTTATGTGCATCAGCGTTAACATCACACAGCACGTGAAGCTCGATAATAATATCTAACAAATCTTCATGTTCAGTTAAATTCACCGATTGATGAACTCCTGCGATATCTAGCACATAGTGACCGACCGGAACGCCTAAATCTCGAGTGTATTTGGCGTGTTGTCGAAACATTCTATCGTAAGCGGTAATATGAGAAGGATAAGTAACAGAATAAAATACAACCCCGCCTTCCTTTACCGTTCCGTTGCTATATGCGTCGATTTCTGCTTTTTTAATGTCTTTTAATTGTTGTAGAGTATGAATATATTTAAAATATGCCGCGTCATAAATCGCTTTTTTGCTGATGTAGGTATCGCCGTTAACCCAAGGCATGTCGCCGTCGACCTGTCCTGTAAATGTGTATATTCTATTCATAATTCCTTGTTGGTATATGTGCTCAACGAGATTTTCAGGTGTGACATACCCAACTTCCTCGTTTGCAATCCACCAATCAGCCGGATATGTGCTTTGCGTCATACTGTCGATAATTAATATTGAGTTTCCCGCATGTCGAAATGTTCCCATAAATCACCTCTAAAGTTTAATGTATAGATTTTTGTAAATTGTTGGTTGCATATTATTATGTGCTGTTCCGCTCCCCGAACTTGCCACGGCTATGTCTGCATAGGCACCGTACGTCTGTGCCCCCGAGCCGGCGTCCCAACCACCGCCACCACCGCCCGCGCCCGTTGTTCTCTGAGGGCAATCGTGCGCGTGAGCGTTTTGCGATGTTGAATGAGCGTGCGCCCCATTTTCTGCCGCGGTTAGAGCGTGTGTTCTTTCGCCCTCTACCTGTCCTATTCTGAACGCGTCAGCTTCATCATGAACAGCAAACACTCTCTTAAATGAGCTTGGGATAGCCATTCTTTTGTGCGCTGTCCAGTCCGCGTCTGAATTTACTCCTCTTGTCGAAGGAGAACCGTTAGAATTATAAATGGGGCATTCTATCGCATTGAAAGTCCAATACCATTTAAATAAATCCCTACAATCAGCGTTAGCGCGAATCGTAGCACCAGACGTTACGTCTCCGATAGTTGTTAACGTGCTATTACGCACCCAAATCCAACCTTTTCGTTCACCGCTTGCGTCTGTGATTAAATGATCGCCGGTAGAACCAGCGGACGAATCTGGTTTAGCCTGTAAGAAAAACTTATCGAGCGGCTGACTATAAATAAACATGTACATACCGTTTGCCAATAATTCGTCGCCAACCAAAGGTAGTTCGTCTAAATCAATAATTTGCTTCGCGCCAAGCCCGTTAATATTCAAAGTTGAGTCGCCGGTTATTTTGTTGGCAACGCGCAAAATAAAAAGCCTTCCGTCTGTATATTGTGTAATTGCTGGCGTTAAATTTACGTTTAATATATTTGGAGTTGCGCTTATGTCAATTCCAAAAACTGGATTGTTATTAGTTCTTTGGTCATCTAGAAATGCAACCCAACGGTAAACGTAACGCAAAATCCAGTTGAACCAATTAGCCGGCGGGGCTTCTTTATAAAACCAACCCGTTTTCTTTTTAGCTGTTTCTGGTTCAACGACATTTGGAATAGGCAAGATTGGATCGGTATGATCCTCGCTAGCCCATTCTGGCATTTTATCTGGTCTTGATATTAATGTCATAAATCAACTCTTTTTTCGTTCCACGTGGAGCAACTAACTAAAAAAACAAAGTAATCCGCATGTTCCGTCATCGATTAAATTGTTGTCTGCGTCAACAGCGGCAAAACCGCCGAATAATCTTGTATCTGGCGGCAGTGGATATAATACATCAAAAATAAACGGTCTGTCATTGCCAATTATACTTCCAATCCATTTAATTCCGCCGCCGCATAAACTCTGCATTTTTATGTTTAATTTTTCGCTAATCGCAAAATCTGGATTGCTAAAATATCCATAACATTTTGCTGGATAAAGCTCAAAAAAAGAAACATAATTTGATCTTGTAAAAACGCTCAATGCCGTTATTAAAAGCTCGGGCTCGCCCTTGCTTTGATTCAACAACGCTTGAAATTTCAAAGCGTCTCTATAATCCTCGTCACCCAACCCTTCTCTTTCTAATGCTAATATTTGCCCTAATCCATCAAGTTGAACTCCTACGGCAGTATCCAGCCATCGCAATGTGTAAAGCTGCTTTAAAACGTCTTCAAGTTCCTGAGCTTCCTCAAGAAAACAAGTTAAAAATTTTTCGATGTTTGCTTTTTCTTTGAATTGCTGAACAAGAAGATTTAAAGAATCTTCGACAACCGTTGTTCTAAATTGTATTTCATGGCTCATATTATCACGGAATGATTATGTTTATTCGCGAACTATCAAAATTAGACGCCTCGTCTTCATCTATCACTATGTTTGTTGTAACGTAAGATACTGGAGGCGTTAAATCGTAAGTTTTTGCAATCTCAACCAGCGCGTTCGTTACGCCAGCAACAGAATAGATCGGACAAAAAAACTTTTGTATTAAAACGTCGTCGCCAATTCCAAAATTTGCTATTGCAGTTTCCAAAATACCATTTGTTATTTGCGCGTTACCGTCGGCGGGAAAAAGAAGTGAATCTACCGTTAGGCTTATTTTCATCCAAATATAAACTTCCACAGGTCGAGAAAAATAAATCGTTTGCTGGTTTCCCATACTATCATAAATGGTATAACTGGCGTTTCCGTAAGTTTTAATACCTCCAGATTTAACTTCCCAAAGTTTTTTAGCGATGTCGATATCAGTTCCTCCTGAAACAAGGCATTCTACGCTGTGCGGAGGTCTGCCTTCTCCGTCTGGAATATCCTCGTGATTTTCATATACCAACGCCTGCTTGACGCCTTCGACTTGTTGTAAAACTCTAGCTCTCATTGATTCGATCGTGCCAGCTCCCACAACCCTAACGTTTTTTCGTCGGCGCAATCTTAATACTGGATCGATTTCGATATCCCTTCCTTCTTCGGCATCTTTTAAATTAACAACGCTAGTTAGTCCGGCAACAGGCGTTATGATGTTAGTTATCTGACCGGCGTTGACACCTATTTTGCCGACGGTCGTACATTCAGTCCTTATCGGTGTCCAAAAATCAGTTATTGTAAATTTGCCATCAGGTACCGCATTGAAAGAAAAATTAGTATTATTAGACAAAATTGTAAAAGTTCCGTTTTCAATAGTAGGTAATTCTGCCTGAACGTCAATCAAGGCGGTCAAAATATTTATTTCGTCGTGCATCGCCTTTGCAATACTAATCGCCGTCGCCCCCGCGCCGCTATTAATCCCAACGGTGTGAGAATTTACGGTTATGATATACGATGTATTGTTAAGGACTGTTGTAACTGAAACAATCATTTTATTAGTCTTTGAAACCGTTATCTTGACGCTTTCAGTAGATTTGAATACTAAACTTTGGTTATTAGCTACTCCAACCATTAAATATGTGTCTAGCGACGTCTGCTCTACACCCTTAGCGGCTAGTACGGAAACGCTTACTTTCTTGTCTAGACGTTTTATTGCGTTAAATTCACACACATAATCTAATGACTGACCCTCCGAGGAATTTGGATATTGCGAATCATAAACTCCCTTCATTTTTTCCCACGCCTCGGCTAATGGTTCAGCAAATATGCCGACATAAACCATGTTTACGCTTTGATCAGAAAGGTCTATCACGTCAAACGCGGCGGCTAGTCTTTTTTTTAGACTGTTGATAATATCGTCACCGCGCTTTAGCACGAAACCGTTTTTTGTTACGCCGTAGTCCATCATGTCACCGTGTATATTTCGTTGTAATTTAACTTGCCATAATTTGTTTTTGCGACAAAATTAATTGAAATTTTTCTGTCGGCAATAATAGATAAATCAAATTTTGTTAATTCTTTCACGCCTTCCGTCAAAAGAATTTCCCTTTTTATGTAATTCACAATGTCAAGCTTGTTAGGATTTTTCACTAAAATTTTTTCGTAATAGGGTATTCCGATTAGTTTGTTTAAATACCATTCACCAAAAAACCATTTTAGACGAATTCCTATTTTTTGTCGCACATAATAAATGCCATTAATCAGGCGCATATCACCATCTTCATTGAAATATAAATCGCCGGTTGAATTGTTAAGCGCGATGTCGTTTGTCATGTCAAAGTCTCCCATCGCGTTATCAGCGCGTTAAACGAAGCGACATTGTCTATACCGTGACCATCGACAGTTATTGCGCGGCACGCGGTCAATGTGTCATGAATTATTGAAAATAAACTATCATGTTCGTTGCTGATGTCAAATTTGCCATCAGATTTTAATTTTATTGTGCATTTATCATTACTCAATTCAACATTGCCGACAGTATCTACTTTGATTTTGCCCTCGGCATTGCTCAATTCAATATCGCCGGAATTATTAATCTCAATTTTGCTTTTTTCGTTTTGTAAAATAATCGTTCCGTCTTTTTGTATCACGATTTTTGCGTCCTTGTAAACCAACACGACATCATCTGCCGTTCCCATTGTCTTAGTCGCGATCGAATTTAATCCTGCGATTGCTATCGCATCGCTCAAATCAAACCTTCGATTAACTCCTTGCTCAACTTCGCCGCCAGTGCTTGACAACCATCTTTCTAACGATCTTTCAGAAAATAATATCAGAACGCCGTCGCCTTTATTGACTGGAAAAGTTAACGAAGCACCTCCAGAGCGCGGAAACATAACTGGAACGTTCTGTATTACCGGGTGCGACAAAGCAACGCCATCATAGAATGTTACTTTAATCGAAGGCAGCACGGAGGCTTTTTGCGTTGAATAATCATAATCAACTATAGTACCAGGTATACAAGTGTGCCTATTCAATGTTTGATTGCTTCTGCCAAAGGGGATTTCACGATTGCGTCTCCTTTGTTTCAACTACTGTCTGCCAATCGCCATGAGCAGTATCTCCGATATGATTTATACTGTCAGCGATATAAATACCATTGATAGCCTCGCTTGTTATGTTTATTCTTCCGCCTATTCTTATTTTTGGCTGTAGAAACATTTTTATTTTCCAGCCGTCTTTTGTTTTGTTTGTATCTGTATCTGTGCCTTGAGATTCTATTTTTTCAGGCGAACCAATCAATCCAGTATCGATGCTTACATCAACAACGCTATCTTTTGATGATTTTCCTTTTGGTAGAATTTTAATTTTATTATCTTCTATGGCTACGGTAGAATTTGATTGTTTTGCGTAATTATCAATGCCGTCCTTTACTGTTCCTACGTGCGACCAACCATGCGCGAGTTTTGCTGAATTTGATGTATCAGACGCGCTATCGATAGATATACTTGCCTTTTTTGTAAAATCCTCCCAAACCTC